ATTTTAAGAATGCTTATAGGTACTGATCTTTAACGTAGATAACTACGTCGTCACCTGAGACAAAATATCTGATATGTTACATCGAGATATTTGCCTGATCAGCATAAAAGTGTACATAGCAAATCGAGCGCAAGGTATTTCCCAAGGTCGTTGCTGTGGGATGCCCAGAAAATGTTGTGCCATTGATCGTCAACGGAATGTAGTTGCTCATGAAACGACCTCCTTTAATATCTTTTGAATTAGGGAAATCACGCTTAAAAGTATTCTCTTACTATCTCGTCCACCTATAAGGTTTGGAGTTTCGGAGTCTAACAAATAAGGTATGAACATTAAGACATGCGTCTCTGATCAGGTTCTTGACGAACATGGGACTCAGGGGCTTCAGTTCACTATCCTTGAAAAGATTATCTTCAAGAATGGGCTCAATTAACTTCCAGAATATCGTATCTACAGAGTCCTGCAGACATTGATATTACGTACTATCAAAAGAAGATCCATCAATACTAATACTCTTTTCCGGCTAGATGTCTGCCAGAGCAGTTTTTATTCTTTTCTTCAGATCTTGTTTAGTGCAAGCTTACACAAAACCCTGATCATAGCGTTAAATGCTGGGAAAAAAGACAGACTGAATAGCTGTCAAAAACCCGCAAGTAGTAGCTGAAGGGACGGATATATTTCTGGGACGTGAGTCTTAACCGACGAAATCCCCTTTTAGAGGAACTTCATCTTATGTAACATTTACTTCACCGGACTTCACCATCGTTTTAAAAGAGGAAATAAACTTGGGGTCAATACTAAACATTTGTTTATGAAGAGTCTTGAAGTATTTCTACTTCTTTCCTTCGTCAAATGTAGTCTTACTGTCAAGCCACTAAAAAGCGTTAAAGTTCCTCAGATCCTTTATCAACTACTTATCAGTGGACATGAAGTTAACTAAACCGTTTAGATAGTCAAAAGAGACTTTCTAGAATCTTGTTAATTTCCTGGGTTCCACTTAGGTCAAAGAGTTGAGTTGTCTGCCAACAAGAGCCACATATGCATTCTAATCTGATTTTGAAGACCATTCGAAGCTTTCTATCTTCCCACCCGGGTTGATAAGATCATAACCACAATTGGTTATGTTAGCCTTGACTTGCAGATTTTGATCTCCATCAAAATCGTTTCTCCATTATTTCAAATTAGCGCTAGTGGTCTCAAAAGAATCTGCGCTCATAGTTTAAGGGTTATGGACAATGTCACCTGGGATTGGCTTCACTGCGTAATAAATTTTACTCGATAGTTGCCCTTAATCAACCAATCTTTCACTTTTCTCTTTCGGGGCTCTAGTAGAGGAGTAAACTTCTAAGGCTTCCTTCGATGAGATATCGACCAATTTTTTATGATGATTTTAGAAGATAAGCTTCTAGGTTTCCTCCGACCTACCTGCTATCATTACTGCAGATAAATCATC